TGGTATTTCTGACCCCGAAGAAACACTGAGTTTACAGTAACTTATGGTTCCTATGTATGGTCCTCAATCAATCTGAAATTGCTGAAGCCTTTGGAGTCACCACGCGAGCCATCCAAAAATGGCACAATGAGGGTATGCCTTTGGAGGGTATGGACGGCAAAGAAAACCGATATGATTTGACGAAATGCGTTGAATGGTACGTTAAGAAAAGAGTTGGCAATGACCTCCAGTATGAAAAAACCAGACTGACAAAAGCGCAGGCGAATAAAACCGAACTCGAAGGCAAATTGCTTGAGCGTGAGCTGCTACGAGCGGACAACGTCAAGAACGTTTGGGTTTCACAGATTATCGCGTTTCGTTCTCGAGTTCTCGCTATGCCCACCAAGCTTGCACCGGACATTTTGCAAGCAACCTCTCTGACGGAAGCCAAAGGCATCATTGCAGATGCTTTGGAAGAAGCACTAAAAGAATTCAAAGACGTTCCTCTTGACGCCTACGCATGAGCGCACTTCTTCAGCAAGTTCTTCAGGAATCTCTCCAGTATTTTGAACCTCCACCAAAACTGACAATCAGCGAATGGGCTGATGAATACCGCAAGTTATCCGGTGAAGCTTCAGCCGAGCAAGGCCAGTGGCGAACAGAACGAGCCGAGTTTCAGCGCGGCATCATGGACGCAATCTCTGACCCACTCATCCACACTGTGGTTCTCATGTCTTCAGCTCAGTGTGGTAAATCTGAAATTCTGCTCAATACTCTGGGCTATTTTATCCATTTCGATCCTAGTCCAATTCTATTTTTGCAGCCTACGGTTGACGCTGCCGAAGGATTCAGCAAGGAACGAATCTTTCCAATGCTGCGAGATACGCCAGAACTGAAGCAACTGACGCTTGACGGCAAAGGCAACCAAAGAGACACGATCCTGCAAAAGCGTTTTGCTGGTGGTCAGTTGACACTCGTTGGGGCAAATTCAGCAACAGGCTTGTCTTCGAGGCCAATCCGTATTTTGCTTTGTGACGAAACAGACCGTTATCCGTATACGGCAAAAATTGATGGCGATCCGTTGCGGCTGGCAATGAAAAGAACGTCAACGTATTGGAACCGCAAGATTGTTTTGGTTTCAACTCCAACCGTCAAAGGCGTTTCGGTGATTGAGCGTTGGTTTGAAGAGTCAGACCAAAGATTTTATTTTGTGAAATGTCCACACTGCGACCATGAACAAACACTTCAATGGAATTCGGTTCGCTGGACAGGTGACGGTTCAGACGCAAAGCTACATTGTGAAAAATGCGAAACAGGCTGGACTGAAGGCGAGCGGTTGAGAGCAGTTCGAGCAGGAAGCTGGCAAGCTAAACGCCATTGCAACGGCATTGCCGGATTTCGATTAAATGCGTTGTATTCGCCTTGGACAAGATTGTCTGAAATGGCGCAAGAGTTTTTGCAGTGTCAGAATTCGGCACAGCAGCTTCAGACCTTTGTCAATCTGAGCTTAGGCGAAACTTGGGAAGACCAAGGCGAAACGATTGACGAACACGGACTTTACAACAGGCGAGAAGTCTACAAAGCACCAGCACCAGCAGAAGTTTTAGTGATTACGGCAGGAGTGGACGTTCAAGACGATAGATTAGAAGTGACGTTTCTGGGAACAGGCAAGGACAACGAAGGCTTTGTCTTAGACCACCAGATTCTGCATTCAGATCCAGCCGCACCGCAAACTTGGATTCAACTCGACAAACTTCTCAAAGAACGCTGGCGTTGTGCCGATGGGCATGAGTTGCCAGTTCAAGCGGCTTGTATCGACTCAGGCGGACACTACACTCAAGCGGTTTATGAATTCGTCAGAAGCAGAACCGCTTCCAGAATCTACGCAATCAAAGGTGTAGGTGGCGAGGGCAAGCCACCAATCGGCAGACCGTCAAGAAACAACTCCGGCAGAATCAAACTCTTTCCGGTTGGGGTAGACACGATCAAACAAGCAATCTTTGGTAGACTTCGCATTGCCAGCGGACCAGAAGCACTAAGATTTCCGAAACACTTGGATGAAGAATACTTTGCCCAATTAACCGCTGAGAAAATCGTCACCAAGTACCACAAAGGCTTTCCAAGGCGCGAATGGATCAAGATTCGACCACGAAATGAAGCCTTGGATTGTTTAGTTTATAGTTTAGCAGCACTTAGTTCGCTAAACATTCGGGATTGGAAAAGACTACAAAGAACTGCTAAAATAGCCGAAAAAGTGGAATCAGCGATTCCAGAATCACCGGAAGCACCAAGACGAAGAACTTTGAAACCTGCACGAAGACCACAATCTTGGATTCAAAGGTTTTAGTATGCGAAACCGAAGGAACCGATACTTGACACCAAAACAGTTGGCTGCTGAGTTGGACGTCAGCGAAAGAACAGCCTACCGATTCTGTGAATCCGGATTGGTTCCGGCTTACAAAGTTGGTGGAAGTTGGAGAATCGAAAGCCAAACCAGTTATTTAGACGCCTTTGCAAAATTAAATTAGTAATAAAATAAAAAAAATCTGCATTGTGTGCTTTTTTTTGTTGACGCATACACGCAATGCGTTTAAATTAGATTCAACAGTTCAGCAATAGAGCTGATCTAAATCAAAAACCAAAAACGAGGGATTAAATATGAACCAGAAACAAATCATCATTGACTACATCAACCAAAATTACTGTTTTGGAGATATGGAAGCAGAGTCAGGACAAACTGCTGCGGAAATCTGCGAGTTTTGGAAAGAAGACGGAGTGTGGCACATCGATGACCACCAGCTTGCTGGAATTGAGTTGGTCAAGGTTGTTAATGGCAAAGTCGTTCAAGTAAAGGAAGAAGAATATTGACCAGCATCGAATTCAGAAAGGCTCGACAAGAGTTGGGCCTGTCAATGGTTCAAGCATCCAAAAAATGCTGCGTTTCCTACCGAACTTGGCAAGATTGGGAAACTGGCAAACGTCGGCTTCCCAGTTATGCCAAGGTTTTTTTGCATTATCTCAAAACGCAATAATCTCTAAATCCTGCCAATTCTGCCAATCCTGCCAATTCTGCCAATCCTGCCCACAAGCTTGAAGTTCTGCGCTATTTCTAGCGCATGGCAACCAATCAATTCGACCGCGCAAACTATCCCACAATTGAACCTGACCGTCTCGTAGCTGGCGAACGCTGGCTTTGGCGAAGAGATGACCTTGCTGTTGACTATCCACCAGACAGCTACTCTCTGACCTATTACGGACGTTCTCACGGTTCTTCTTCTGCTGAAATTGCGATTACTGCAACCGAGGCAGATTCCAAGTATTTCATCGAAGTCTCTTCTTCTACGACTGCCAGCTATCCAACAGGCCACATCCATTGGCAAGCCTGGATTACTCGAACTTCTGACTCAGAGAAAATCAAGGTTGGCGAGGGACAGTGGTACGTTCTGACAGATACGGACGTTGCCCACGATCCGCGAACTCACGCTGAAATCATGCTCGAAAAAATCCAAAGTCTTTTGGAAGGCAGAGCAGACAATGACGTTGAAGAGTATTCAATCGGCAACCGTTCACTGACGAAGCTTTCAATCACCGATTTGATGAAATGGCGCGACTATTACCGTCAAGAAGTCACTAAAGAGCGGCAACTGACTCGCGTCAGAAGCGGCAAACGTCCTGGCAATCTGGTGAAGGTTGAGTTCAGGAGGGCAGGATGATTCAAGAAGCAATGTGGTGGCTCACGGATAGAGTGCATAGGCCAGCACCAGAGAATCCAAGCCCAAAGCAGAAGAAGCGTCGATATGATGGCGCGGCAGGTTCAAGATTCCTGGCGGATTTTGTCGGCTCAACCACAAGCTCAGACGCAGAACTTCAATATTCGCTTAGACGTCTACGAGACAGAGCCAGAGAACTTTGCCGCAATGATGACTACGCAAGACGTTACCTGCAACTGATGTCAAGCAATGTAGTTGGCGAGCATGGTTTCACGCTTCAGTCTCGCGCCAGAAATCTCAATGAGCCGAATGTTGGACAGTTAGATGCTGCTGGGAACGAAATCATTGAGCGAGCGTTTCGACGTTGGGGCAAATCCTGTTCAGCAAATCAGCGTCAGTCTTGGCTAGATATTCAGCGATTGGTCATTCAGGGACTTTGTCGCGATGGCGAGATTCTGATTCGTTTTGTTCGTGGGAAGCGTTGGCGTGATGGACTCGCGCTTCAGGTGCTAGAGCCGGATTACCTCGACGAAGAATATTTCACCACAGAGCCAAGAGGCAGAAGAGTGGTGATGGGTGTGGAACTCGACGAGTTCGACGCACCGCAAGCGTACTATCTCAAGCTTGGTCAAGGCCATCCGTTCGACACCTTTGGACAACGAAGAAGCGACAAAAGAACCAGAGTTCCAGCAGAGGAAATTCTGCACATTTATTTGCCTGACCGAGCGCAACAAACCAGAGGCGTTACTTGGTTCGCATCAGCCATGTCACGAATGCGGATTCTCTCAGGTTATGAAGAAGCAGAACTGATTGCTGCTCGAACCAGTGCCGCAAAAATGGGCTTCTTAGTTTCGCCTGATGGTGAAGGTTTCATTGGGGACGAATCGGCAGACGGCAATCAAATCATGTCTGGCGAGCCTGGAAGTATTCAGCAGTTGCCAGCAGGAATGAGCTTTCAAGAGTGGAATCCTAGCCATCCAACTTCAGCATATGCCGAATTTCATAAAGGTGTGCTTCGAGGCATTGCCAGTGGACTTGGCATTTCTTACACCAGCCTGTCAAACAACCTCGAAGGCGTTTCGTATTCGTCGATTCGTCAAGGTGCACTAGAAGAACGCGATTTATACCGTCAGATTCAAAGCTTTTTGATTCAGCACCTGTGCGAGCCAATCTGTCAAGAGTGGCTGAAAATGGCAATGACTTCCGGCTCAATCCCAATCCCAATCACTCGCTACGACAAGTTCAGCAACACACTGGAATTCAGAGGCAGAGGTTTCAGTTGGGTGGACCCAGCAAAAGAGATCAGAGCAGAAGTCGAAGCAGTTAGAAATGGCTTCAAGTCACTGAATGACGTTGCCAGACAATACGGCAGAGACGTGGAAGAGGTGTTTCAGCAAATGCAGAACGACAAGGCAATGGCGGAACGCTACGGAATCAGTTTAGCCTTTGAGCCTTTAGGCAGTCCACACGGACCAGTTGAGCCAGAAGTCGAGTAATGGCAGAAAACCACAAGCCAACCGAGGGCATGATTGCCGAGGCAAACCGTGGCCTAGAGTGGAGACGAGAATTTGGACGAGGCGGAACCAGTGTCGGAATCGCTCGCGCCAGAGACATCAGCAACGGCAAGAGTTTACCGTTGGCAACCGTGAAGAGGATGAAATCTTTTTTCGCTCGCCATGAAGTTGACAAAAAAGCCGAAGGTTTTCGACCAGGCGAAAAAGGTTATCCAAGCAACGGACGCATCGCCTGGGCTTTGTGGAGTGGGGATGCTGGCAAAAGTTGGAGTGAGAAAATCGTGAATCAAAGCGAGAGAAACATGGATTTAACTAGCATGACCGAAAGACACGTTATTGACGTCGAAGAGACTAACGACGAATACATTGTGGCGTTTGCCAAGGCTGAACAAGTCGCAGAAGAGCCGGAAGAGCGAGAAGTGGAACAAGTCGAGACAAGAGACTTACCAGTTCAAACTCAGTACCGAACCGGAAGCGTTCGCATGATGGATGACGAGTCAGACCGTCGAGTGATGATGAGCATTTCGTCAACGAATCCGGTTGAAAGAGAATTTGGCTATGAAGTTCTCGAACACAATGCCGGAAGCGTTGACATGGAATTCATGTCTTCAGGCAAAGCGCCACTGTTGTTGGACCATGACGCAAGGCAACAAATTGGAGTCGTAGAACGAGCCTATATGGACAACGACAAACTGAGAGCGCAAGTCCGGTTTAGCAAAAACGCAATGGCGGAAGAAGTTTATCGTGACGTAGTCGATGGGATTCGTGGCAACGTCTCAATCGGCTATCAGATTCAAGGAATGACGAAAGACGAGAACGGCTACAAAGACAAGCCGCTCTACAGAGTCAATATGTTTAAACCGCTCGAAGTGAGCATGGTTTCCATTCCTGCTGACTCCAGTGTTGGGGTAGGCAGATCCAAGCCGGAAATTTCCGGTAATGACAATTCTGCAATTCAGGAGAAAACAATGAGCGCAGAAGTAGTTCAAGAGCCGGTAAACACACGGCAACCAGAAGACCAACTGAAAGAGTACCGCAACCAAGCTTCTCAGATTCTCGAACTTGGTAAGCGGCATAACGAGTATGACTTGGCTTTCAGAGCACTTCAGGAAGAGAAAAGCCTAGCTGAATTCCAAGCCATGCTGCTTGAGAAGAAGACTTCCAAGCCAATCGACTTCAGCGTTGACGCCTCACCGAAAGAGAAGCGCAACTATTCCTTGGTGCGAGCAATCCGAGCCGCAGACCAGAAGGATTGGTCAAAAGCTGGTTTTGAAATGGAAATCAGCCAGGAACTCGCAAAGACGCAAAAGCGACAACCAAAAGGCTTTTTTGTGCCGGATTGGGGTTGGCAGACTCGAACGGTATCAACTGCAGCCGGAGCGACCTTTGGCGCAGGCTCAAATATCGTTCCAGAGGACTACCGAGGTGATCGCTTTATCGACGCCTTGATTTCAACCTCAATTCTTGGGCAAGTAGGCGCAACCGTGCTGAACGGTTTGCAAGGCAACGTGGCGATCCCCAAAATTAGCACCAGCACCGCGGCGGCTTTCATTGCGGAAGGTGGCTCAGTTGGAAATAGCGAGCCTGACTTCGCACAAGTCACCATGACGCCAAAGCTTTTGGCGAACAAAGTAGCCGTGACTCGCGAATTAATGATCCAGAGCGACCCATCTGTCGAGCAGTTGATTCGTAATAACATGGTTCGAATCTTCGCAGCCAAACTCGACAACGTGGCAATCAAAGGTGGTGGTTCAAACGAGCCAACCGGAATTCTCAGCACGGCTGGAATCGGGGACGTTTCCAGTGGCGGAACCAGTGGCAACGCGAACTTAAGCTATGGCAATGTCGTTGATATTATGACCGAAGTCAGTCAAGACAACGCTCTACTTGGAAACCTTCGCTGGGTAACTCATCCGGCAGTTGTGGGCAAACTGATGCAGACACTGGTTGCTTCCAGCACTGACTCGCGGATGATTATGCCAACACCGGATTCCATGCTTGGTTATCCAGTTGTTCAAACCACGCAAGCACCGAGTTCTTCACCGTACTCGCTGATTTTCGGCAACTGGTCAGACCTTTATGTGGGCTTCTTCTCAGCACTCGACGTACTGGTGGACCCATACTCCAGTGCCGGAACCGCAACGACCAATCTGTTCTTCTACCAAGATTGTGATATTGCGGTTGCTCATGCTGAAAGCTTCGCAGCAGCGCAGGACGTCACTGTCGCCTGAGTGTATCAGCTAGACGAGTTACAAGGTTGGGGTAAAACTCGACCTTGTATCTTACTTTGTGGCGGACCTTCTGCGCCTTCCGATTTGGCGCAAGCGAAGGCGCGGATTGGTTCCAAAGATTACGACTTAGCAAGCGTTAATAATCACGGTTTGCTTTTCTTGGGGGAACTTGCCTGGTGTTACGCGCATGACGTCCGAATGGTAGCGCACCTGAAAGAATACGATTCACCAGCGATTATTCACCATGACCCAAAGAATCTAAGAGACAAAGATATTCATGGCGGAATTGTCCCATTCATTCGGCTTTCAGGACCAGAAGCACTTTGGACAGCAGATTATTTGGGCTACTCAGAGATTCACATTTGTGGAGTGGATTTCTACACGGGCAACCGTCGATACTGGCATCAGTGGGATTTAGACAAAAAGCCAACAAGAGTGCAGGAAGATCAGCAAGGCAAGTGGATTGAGGCAAGAGATTTAATGCAGAATCCAGCAAGAGTGATTGTTTATAACGAACGACTTCAGAGAATATTTCAATGAAGATTCAGATTATCAGAGGCACGGTGGCAAACGGTGGACCTGTCAGAGTGGGCCAAGTGATTAGCGTTGACCCAAAAGAGGCACAGCAACTGGTGAACATGGGCAAGGCCGTTGTCTATGAAAACAGAGCCAAAGGACTTGAGCCAGAAGAAGCGCCACCAGTGACCACTCGAACCACAAAAACAGCACGAAAGCCTAAAGCCAAATGAGCGTTGAAACTGCAGCCGATAGAACTGCCATGCTCGCAGATTATGGCTCAACAGTAACGAAGGCGGACGCAAGCACTTTTGTGGCGATTTTTGACAATGACTTTCTTGCGGTTGATGTAGACGAAAGCGAAGTCGAAAGCTCAGAGCCAACACTGTTGGCAAGAACCGCTGACGTTTCGAGCCTAGCGCATGGTGACACTCTGACCATTTCAGCAGTGAGCTACACGGTTCGAGGCATTCAGCCGGATGGAACCGGAATGACGCAAATCATGTTGAGTGTGTAATGGCGCACAAACGAGCGCAAATCAAAGCGAGAATCCAAACGGTTCTGACCGGACTAGCGACAACAGGAAACAATGTCTTTCTCTCAAGAACTTATCCAATCGCAACCAGTGATTTGCCTGGTCTGCTGATTTATGCCAACTCCGAAACGGTTGAACGCTTAGAGATTGGTATTCAGAACCGTCAGCAACGGACACTTGACTTGGTGATTGAAGCGGTTGCGAAAGGCAACACGGCAGAAAGCACTTTGGACACAATTACCGTCGAGGTCGAGGAAGCAATGGCGAACGACCAAACGCTGAACGGGTTAGCGATAGATTCACAAATTACGGATACTTCAATCCGTCAAGCCTCCGCTGAGTCGGAGTTTTTCATTGCGACTTTGCGGTACACGGTTCTGTATCGCACGATTGACAACGATGTTGAATAAAGGAGAAAGAAAATGGCGATTCCAGACCGTTATCTAAGACTAAGAAGTAGTCAACCGTATATTACAACCGAATCAACTGCTGGCAGTTATGTCGCAGTTTCCGCTTCTGACGCATTCACCACGACTGAACCTCTGGCGCTAAGTCAGACGTTCAACACTTCAGATATTTCTGAGGTTGGCACTCGCCTGCTTCAGAACAGAAGTTTTGTGAATTATGCCGAGCGAGCAACCTTTGATATTCCGTTTCTGGTCAAGCCTTCCGGCTCTGCTGGCACGGCTCCAGCCGAATCCACACTGTTGCAAAAGGTGTTTGGCACACTAACCACTTCTGCTGGAGTATCAAACACTTACAGCTTCAGCCGAGTTTCGGATACTTTCCAAGTGGCGCAACTAGTAGACACCTACAAACTCTATGTGGCGAATGGAACCGTTGTCGAAGGCTTCAGCGTAGACATTACGAGAGACGGAGTGTTTACGATGAACGCAAACTGTCGCGCCTCTCGAATCCGCTACTCTGGACCAGTCAACGCGACTGGAACAAGTGTCAGCGTGACAGACTCTTCACCTGCAACCGTAACCTTAGATCCTGCCTCAAACGCAGTCGCTAGCGATTACTTCTTTGCTGGGCAACTGGTTGACATTTACGACTCCAGCGATACGCAAGTAAACACTGGAGGTGCTGCAACCATCAGTTCACCAAGCACAACAGCCGCGACGGTTGGGGTTCAGGCTGCTTCTGGCGACTCTTTCAGTATTGACTCGACTGACTACCTAGTGCCTCACTTGCCAGCCGCTACGCTTTCGACTTATGAGCCAATCGCCACTTCAGCCGCTCAAGTTTACTTAGCAGCACAGAACACCGCAGCCGGAAGCTTGATTGCGTCAGCTAACGAGTTTCTAGCCACTGGCTTCTCCATGAGCGTTTCTAAGAATCTTGGCGACCCAGGCTTGGCAGAAATGACCGGAGACAAGTACCCAGCCGCTGCTTATGTCAGCAACGCCATCACCGTCACGGGTTCTTTTGATTTTGTTATGCGACCAGCACAAGCCTACCGATTCGAGCAGTTCGCAAGACTAGAGCAAATCGCAATTGGCATGCAGGTTGGCGACACCGCAGGAAGTATCGTGCAAATCATCATTCCTTCCGCTCGCGTTTCCATTTCAGGAACAGAGCAAGATGGAGCCGCAGCCGCAAGCGTAGACTTTGCCTTGACTCAAGGCTCTTCTGCAACTGACGCTGCCGCTTTCTCACTCATTTATAAGTAATAATTCATGCCATCTATTTTTGATGTCCAGCGAGCAAACGAAGTCACGATTGATTTCAATGACGCAGACTTGGACCTAGAAGCAACCTTCAATTGTGTTCTACCTCACCAAAAGCTTTTGACTGAGGCTCTGAACGCAGCCACGAAGACACAGAAAGGCAAGCAGACAATTGATTCATTAATGTTCGCTCGTAAGCTTTTTGTGCCTTGTGTGCAGTCCTGGTCATTCGATGAAGATTGTAGTGTTGAGAACAAAAGCCTGTTTGTTGGAGAAGACGCAGCACTCAATAAAATGGCAACGCATGTTAGCTTGAAGCTGATGCGTTTAGCCCAGGCGAAAGTCGATGACGAAGAGGGAAATTAAAAAGTTACCTAGATTTAGTCTTAGAACGAGCGGCTTATCTAGGTGATTCAGCCGAGCATGGCATTCAGGAAGGCGACAGATACCAAGCGGTTTGGTGTTGCAAATCTGCTGAGAATGTCTGGCAAGATGACGAAGAGCCGCCTTGTTCAGTTTGTCCAAACAACTTGACGCTGACCGAGCGTAACTTGGCAGCGGTTCAAGCGTTCAGAGACTTGGACACAACCGGACGAGACTTGGGTTTTGATATTGGTTTTCTGCGCGAAGAAGCAATTGATTGCTACTTAAGAAGAAACCAGACCAACACACCAGAAGTCTATTCGGCACTAGTGACGATTGACAGAGAAGTCACTAGCCACAGAAAGCAAGAGAACGAGCGCAAACGAGACTTGCAGAAGAAAAAGTCCGCAACCGCTCGACCTACCCCAAAGCCTAGAAGAAAACGATAATGGCAAACGCAGCCTCTACCATTGAAATTGAATTAGAGATTCGTGACGCCATTAACCGTTTGGGCAAGCTTGAAGGCGAACTCAAAAAGTCTTCGAGTGCAATGGACCGAGTGGCGAACTCAACCAGAAAAATGGAGTCCGCTTTTAAGTCTGCCAGGAATGCTGCTTCTGCTTTGGTTGCTGCGATTAGTGTTCAGCAAATCGCACAAGCCGCTGACACTTTCACAAATTTCGCCAATCAAATCCGCATTGCAACCAACTCAGCCGCAGAAGCCGCAGCGGTTCAGAAAGAGTTGTACCGAGTTTCACAGACCACCGGAACCGCAATTGAGGACACCACCAAGCTTTACGCTCGCCTTCGTGTTGCTGCTGACCAGTTAGGCTCATCCCAAGCCGAAACCATCCGCATTACTGAAATTGTTGCCAAGTCTTTAGCCGCAGCCGGAACGAGTAGCACTGAGGCTTCTGGGGCATTGCTGCAACTCGCGCAAGCCTTGAACTCGCCAAAGGTTCAGGCGGAAGAGTTCAATTCGTTGATTGACGGAATGCCCAATCTGCTCAAAGAAGTTGAAAAGCAACTTGGACTCACGGCTGGAAGTCTGAAGAAGTTTGTGACCGATGGCAACCTGACGAATCAGTTATTTAAAGACGCAATCCTTGGGTCTGCTGAAGCCATTAACGAACAGTTTGGCGCAGCTCAGGACACGATTGGAACAGCCACTCAAAGAATCAACAACAGCCTAACGATGCTCATTGGGAAATTTGAGCAATCAACCGGAATCTTCAACAAGACGGCAAACGCACTCACCAAACTAGCCACAGAATTCGACAAGGCAGACAACATTGTTCGTCAGTTTTCAGAAGTAGTGGTAATGCTGGGAGTTTACTTTGACAAGCTCAAGCAGCTAGCACTTGCCTTGACCAAACCTCTACGAGATGCCTTTTCTGTTTTTTCTGGAGGAACGTCAAATCCAATCGCCAAAACCATCAACTACATTCAATATTCGCTTTCTTTGCTGACGGTTGCCGTTGATTATCAAACGCAGAATTTGGCAATTCGGTTGGAACGATTGGCTTATCAGATTCGAGATTTTTTCATCGGCATGGTTGCCAACCTTCTGAGCTTCTTTGAATCGGTTGATAACTTTTTCATCAATCAAATCAACAAGGTTATTGGCTATTACAACAGTGCCGCAGACTCAATTGGGATGGACGGAGACGTTGCGCCAATTGCAACCTCAACAAGTGCAAGAGAATCAGAATTAAAATTTGAGAGAGATTCGGCAGAATTTTTAGCAGACAGCTACCGAAGACAGGCTGACTTACTACGACAAGCAGAAGAAGCTTATGCTGCCGTCAATGCAGAGTTCAATCAATACACACAACAGATTGATTCTGGGACACTAATCAAGACTGAAGAGCAACTGGGCAATGTAAACCTTGAAGCTGCAAATGCCGCCTCATCAGTTGAGAAGCTGAAAGAAAAAATCGAAGAAGTCAAAGAGATTGAATACACCGATTTCACAGGCCAGATTTCAGAAGCGCAACAAGAAGAGTTCACCAGACAACTGGAAGAACAATTCCGAATCAGAACAGAACTTGGACAACTGACCGAAGACCAACAGAACCGATTCACGCAAGGCTTAGAAGAAGAATTTGAGCGAGTCACTGAAATCAACGCCTTGACTCAGCAAAAGAATGACCTCTACGAAGCAAGCCTTTTCCCAAAAGCCAGAGAACTAACTTACCTTGAGGAAGCAACCGAACAACTAAGAACTCAGCTTTTACTTCAGGGACAACTGAACGAAGAAGCAGAAAGAACCGCAGGAGCAATTGTTTCAGGCATTTCTGGCGCAGGACCAAACGCTAGTCGAGCGATCAACATTGCTCAATCGAAATCACCAGAAGAAGCCGCTGCCAAACTAATCTTGAGCAACGAAAAGGTTGCCAAAGCCATCGACTCAAGCTTTGAACTTCTGTTTGAGGTGCTTGACCCATTCATTGATTTACTTGGCGATTTAATCAGTGCCATTAATCGCTTGATTGGAGCATTGATTGAGAACGCAACAAATGCCGCAGAAGGCTTGCTTGACACGGTTGGACTTGGCCCAAATGGTTATATTTTTGGAGGTGGACTTGCCAGAGACTTAGAAGCTGCTTTCAGCAGCTCAAGACCTGGAGGACCAACCAATCAGCAAAAAGCATTTGCTCAAGCCGATTTGATTTTTGAAAACATTGCAGACGCTCCGTCAACGAGGGATCAACTGCAACCAAAGATTGACGAACTAGCTGACTTGATTCCAGATTTGGGACTGACCGAAGTTATCAACCGAATAACGCAAAACACTGAAGAGGCAGTTGCTAGCCTGGAAGCTGTGCAAGAAATCAATTTCAAAACACTAGCAGCAGCTTCATCTGCTCCTTATCTTATGAATCAAATAGGTAAGGAAATAAAAAAAGTAAATCAGAAGATTGCTGAGACAGAAGAGAAATCAAAGATTGTTATTCAAGGATTAATTGAAGCCTATATTCAGGAACCACTGAACGCCTTGGATGATTTGACCCAATCCGCACAAGACCAGATTGACGCCATTGATTTTCAGAACATGAGCATTGAAGAGCAGATTGAGTTTCGATACCAAGAGTCAATTGCGACGATTGAACAGCAAAAAGCCTTGGCGGACTTAATAGATGATGAGGATTTAAGGACTCAGTTGTTGAATGCCGCAAACAAAGCAGAAGCGAAAACGATTGAACTGAAAAACAAGCAATTAGACCAACTCGAAAGAGAACAGCAACTTCTGGCACTGCAAAACGTCGAAACAGGTTTGCAAGCCTTACTGTCAGATTTTGAGCGCACGATTGAAAAGATTGATGAGTTGGTTCAAGGACTCTTTGACCAAGTCCAAGAATTGCTCTTTTCGGACTTTTCTCCACTGGGACCACAAGAACAATTCGCTCAAGCTCAAAGCACTTACGAAAGCCTACTAGAAAATGCCTTTGATGCTGATGCAACTGAGGAAGACATTAAACTTCTGCAAGCCTTTGTCAATGAATACCTCACCGCAGCCAGGAACGTTTTTAAGTCCTCAACAGCCTTTACAACCATTTTCGAAGGTGTGCTTGGTGATTTAACGGGACTTGGACTGCAAACGTCTGTCAATGCTCCGATTCAAGCAAGCAGTAATTTATCCAGTGATTTGGAAGAAATCCTCTCCGTCTTGGATGAAGACTTTGCGGAAGTCGTCAACACTCTGATTGCTAGCATTGACTCCGCAGCACTAGCTTTTGCTCAACAGCAAATTGAATACATCACAGAAGTTGCTCAGATTCCTTTAACGCTTAGTGGTGATGATATTGTTATTGATACTTCTGGAATCAGTGAAACGGTTGAACTGACAAGCGACAACTTCAGCTTGGACTCAACCAATCTTGACCTCTCGCTGGTAATGTCCACCAGTATGTTCACGGTGGACACTTCTGGGCTGAACTTAGGAACAATCACACCTATTGCAACAGCCGGAACGCCAAACTTGGGAACCATTACCCCAACCGTTAGCCTGAATACTTCTTCTGTGACATCAGCTTTTTCCACGCTGACCACAAACGTAAATAATGCAATCAGCAGTTTTGTTTCTGGACTAAGTGAAACCTACGCAAAGCTTGGAATCATAAATATTGGGGGAACAGGTAGTTTTGTTAGCGATGCCACTACATTTTCTGGGAACCAATACAGTGCTGGAGATTATGGTGCTTCTGTTAAATCGGGGTCTAATACTTCTTTTGCTGACCTAACTGCTACTTATTTACAGTCAGGCGAAGAAGTCTATCCTTACGGCATTTATTTTAGATATTCAGGCAATTCTTACGCTTATTATTACGAAACACTGAGCGATGCAAACCAAGTTTATAATTCTTATAAAGATATTTTCAATCCTACAAAATACGGCTTCCGGCAAGGCGGATTAGTCCCAGACCCAATGGACACCATTCCAGCCATGTTGAGTCCTGGCGAATATATCCTATCCCCAGAAACCGTTAGACGTTATGGAGTCAGCAATCTGAACCGTCTCAACTCTGGCGATTCAGCCGCAATCAACGCAACCTCAGACCCAGAGGTCAAACGCTTACTGGCTGAATTGATTGTGGCAGTGCGAGAAAACGAGACAGAAGTCAACGTCTACACCGATATGGCAGGCCAGACAAAAGCAGGCATTGAAGAATTCAGAAGCGAGCTGAGAGAAAGAACCAGAAGGCAAGGCGAGCAGTATGTCCCAGCAAGGTATATCTGATGAGCCAGTTACTCGCTGAAATCACTGTAGCAGAAACGGTTTACCGAGGTTCAAAGCTTGGCCTGGCTGGCGAGTATTTTTGGCAACCGTTCATCAAGAGAATGCCTTCACTCGAACTTGGACAGGTAGAAGATTCAGGAAAGATTGGGGTGAAGTTCGGCAACCTAACCTTGCACAACGATTTCCTGAATGCGGAAGCACCTTTTGCTTTGCAACGCTATGAAGACCTTGTGCGACTTCCCCAGTTGTACCCATGCACCATCAAATGGGGTGAGGCTGGAAGAGACTTGTTTTCTGGTCAAATCTTTTTGCAGGCGATCAGCGAAACAGAACTGACCTTTGCCTTGACTGACACCGAATATTCACTGGGTGCAAGGCCATTCACACTTACCGAATCCTTTGCGTTTGTCGAAGGTGTGAGTGTGCCAGGCGGAGGGCAACCTGTGAGCATTACCGCAAATTCTCATGGGTTTGCGACAGGGCAACAGGTGATTTTTGAAAAGATGGATACCTACGGTGGAAACCTAGAATACTCAGGCGTGAGCGATGACAACTATTATTACATTGTCCGAACCTCTGCCAACACCTTCACTTTACAAGATAAGGATTTTATCCCAGTAACGGCAGGTGTGGGTACTGCCGGAAGTTTCGTCAGTGACGGAGACACGCATCGAGTTGGAATTCCTTTGAGGCTTCCGTTTTCTTGGGGAATCGTGAACGAACAAACTCCAGTAATCAAGAAGCGAGATGATGAAGTGGCAAATCCAAATCTGGAACTCGCCAGCAGCAGTGACCCGATTGAAATTAGAGAGGACGGAGTCCTGATCTATTCGACAGATTCCGGCTCAACAGAGTATTGGAATGCGAGCGGCAATTCTGGAATTGCTCCAACAACGTCAACCATCAAGCTCAATGCTGCAACGGTTGGCGGAGTCCTAAGCATTTCTGGAGTATCGACCAGAGGGACAACACTTGCGCAGTTTTTCAGCTACACTGCTTCTCAACTAGGACTCTCTCTGGATGTGAGCCTGCAATGAGCTTAATTTCTGGAAAGGCTTTTTTAGTCGATGAAACGATTAGCGACACAAGAGTAGAGGACTCACCTGTGGAGATTCGCAATTCTGTGACGATTACCGTCAACGGAACCGGAACGCTGATTGTGCGCTCGCTTGACGTGGCAACCACTGCCTCTGATATTGAAATTTACAGTCCATAATGGCGCAGGCATCTTCACGCTCCGAACCGTTGCTTGATTTTGCAACTGATGTTGCCAAAGCCGCAAACATGCTGCTTCAGATCGACGGTAGCACATTGCGAGTGATTAACCGGATTCAAACCGGAGCAGTTTATCAGACGGTCAGGAATCCAGAGTTGTTGGGGTTGAGTGTCAATCCAGCTTACCCAATCAAGAAGGTGTATTCTGAATTTGAATACAATACGCCTTACCCTGACTCTGTAACGCTAGCGACTGAGCGGAAGGTGGTTCAGGTTGATAATTTGAGTTATGGGGAAGAACAAAAATATGAAGCACTTTCGACAAGTGAAGAAAAGGTACTGCAATTTCTCAGAGCAATCTTGATTTCAGAAGCCTCACCAATCTGCACAGCTAGAGTTTTTGGAATTCAAAACGATTGGCTCTTAGGCTACCGAATCCTTTGTGTGGACGAACGTCAAAGCTTGCAGGCCACCATTACAATCACCTCAATCATTTACTCATTTGACAGTGAAGAAACGATAATCAGCGGACCAACTGACTTGGACTTTGTAAGAGCTGCATGAAAATTATCTACACCAATGCAATCACAGGCATCAGCAGTTCAGCCAGTCACTTATCAGCAGATTATGCGATTGCCAAAACTGAGAACAATTATCCCAAGCAGCCATACATTGCGAACGCAACAAGTGGGACGATTACCGTTACCTGTCCAGGTGCTGAAGCGATTTTCTTCAGTTATCTTGCGGAAGCTGTGACTGTAACATTCAAGGATTCTGGAGCCTCTACGCTTTCAACTGAGACTTATTCCAATAGCTACACACTGAGCGAATACTATCTGTTAAACGAAAAGACACACTGGAATGATTCGGTATTTGTAGCTTGTCCAGCGACGACCAACACGGTTGAGATTGCCTTGTCAAATTCAACTGATGTCAAAGGAACTTTGGACGGTTGGGTCACAGGATCTTCAGGCCAGTTGGGAAGACTTCAGGCCAGCAGTACAAATATTTATCTGGAAGAATATCCACAAATTAAACTTGGGGCGTTTGTCAATTCGGCACAAATCAACCGAATCACGGGAGACGGGACCGGAACAACAGATTTGCAACTAACCACAGGCGGAGATTCCAGTTTTAGCGTCACTTCAATGACGCTGCCTGTTGTTGTGAACACCATTCGAGCTGGGAAAGTGCTGGAAACTTATAATCCAAACGTGGGTATGTCGATCAGCAGAGACTCGCTAGGAATCAAACAAGAACGTGATTCAGGTTTGGTCTACCGTTTGGGCGAGATTCGCAGACGATTCACTGGTTCGGTTCAGGTCTTAGAATCAGAGAGAGACACCGCAACCAAGGTGTTTTCTGGCTTACGAATGCAACCTGTTGCTGCTGAGATTCTGGGCTATCAAACCAACACCGCAGTTTTTGGTAGCTTCTTTGAGCCTGCTTCCATTGCCTACAGTTACCAAGGAAGTCAGCTTTATGATTACAACTTTGAATTTATTGAACTGATATGAGCCTTCTAAAAGTCAATGAGCTTCAGGTTTTTAATGGCTCGACGATTACACTGACGGCAACAACGGTTGCGACATCCAGTGTTTTTAATACGGGTGGACAACTGAATGTTACTGGTGCAATCACGGTCACGGATGCCAGCACCACCAGAACAAACTTGGGTCTTGGCACAATCGCAACGCAAGCGGCTGATTCGGTAAATATTGACGGAGGCGCGATTGACGCTGTGACGATTGGGACAAATTCAGCCGTCACTGATTTGCGAGTCGATAATCTACAACTCGACGGCAACACGATCAGCAGCACAAATACAGACGGAAATATTACGCTGGACCCAAACGGCACGGGTAACGTTTCAATTGGAAATTTTTCCTTTGACGCAGACCAAACCGTTGGCGCAGGTCAGGACAATTATGTTTTAACCTATGATGACGCTACTGGACTGATCAGCTTGGAAGCTTCTGCTGGTGGAGGTGGTGGCTCTGGAAGTAGCTATATCGAACACAGCGACACAGTTTCAGACTCTTTGGCGATCAGCAGTGGAACCAATCGTATGTATGTTGGCAACACAACCTTTACGGGTAGCGGAACGATGGCAGGTTATTTAGTGGTCAGTCACGGTTTTGCAAATTTTACTGGGACGGTTAATGTCGATACATCAGGCACTCTTAAAGTGGTGAGTTAAATATGGCAGGTGAAATTCAACTAAACAGTGTGACTTTAGCCACTGAATCCGGTGGTCTAATCAGCTTTGGGGGTTCGGTTCAGGCCGTTCCGCCTACAATCCCCAACTGGTATTTAGCCGAGCAGCAAATCACAGGTGGAAATGATGTCAGTGCTGGATTTTATGCTGGTTCTGCTACAGCTTCAGAAAGGCGGACAGTAAATATTCCGGCTGTGCAACTACAAATCAACGCCACTGTTTACACACTTTCGACTGCTACCACACTGGACGCAGACACAACAGGTTCTTGGGCGAGTAATGAAACCTCCAAAGCAACAGCAGCAAACCGCAATGGAGAGGATGTCTATATTTATGCGGTAGAACCTAGTTCGGGAACCACTCCAAATTTCTGCTTAAGCTCCAATTCTACCTATCCTGATGGAACGGTTGGAGGTGTGACAGCCAGTGCCACAAACTCTCGCAAGATTGGCGGATTCCACTGTCTGTGTGTTGATGTTGGGACAATTAGTGGGCACTCCCTAACAGGTTACCTCGATGGGGATATTCTGCCTCGAAGTGTCTGGACACAAGCGCAACATCGTCCAACTTCAAGTCCAGAAGGAATGGTTTATGTGGGTAATAAACTTTGGGCGGATATTTACTTAGCCAGTAATACCACAACGCTGGAATCCAGTTACGGTGGAACCATCGTTGATGGGGCAAGCAACCCCGATTATCACTGGTATAATTTTGTAGAGAGATTTGCGGAAATCGACAAAAGACTCCCCACACAAGCCGAGTTTATGGCTCTAGCTATTGGCAGCAATGAAGAAACCAATATCAGTGGATCAGCAGACCCTGGAACGACTGGAGGCCACAGTGACACAGCTAGTCGCAGAATGATCTCAAATGTCGGGTGTGAAGACTGTGCAGGCGCATTGTGGCAATGGGCCAATGAAACCGGATCTGACGGTGGTGCAGCTAGTTGGGCAGTTCAAGACACCGCCTCCGACGGAACGACATACGATGGAGCTAATTCTATCGGTCGGGGTCAAGGATACTCAGTTCCAAATCGCGGGCTCGTGGGCGGCGATTTTAACGATGGCGCGAAGTGCGGGTCGCGCGGTGTCGGTTGGTATTATTCACCTTTGATTCTCGACGGCAACGTCGGGTCGCGCGGAGTTAGTGGGAGTCTGTACTAATTTTAAAAGTCCCTCTGGGAGGGTGAGGCAGTACCGTTGTTACAGCACGGGATCGTGGGCAGCAATTGGAACAATGGCACGAAATCCAGGTCACGCAGTGTCAATTGGAATAATTCACCTTTGAATCTCAACGACAACATCGGGTCACGCAGAGACAGTGAGAGGGCCACAACACCACTGGCTGGCTGGCTCACCTTGGCTTTTGCCAAAATACACAACGGTG